ATAAAAGAAGTTATAAATTTGAGGAAAAACAAAAATCTTCAACCGTTATCATCCCGACATTAGATAACTGTCAAATGAAGGTTAGCCCTTTAAATAGGGTCGATTAGGTATATAGATAAATGCACGCCCATTTATTAACGGATATGCCTAATACTGAGATGTATAAATTATTACATAGTGACGCAAAGATACTTTTTATGAGTGCCACACCTAAATTATATGGTAATGATAACGGATACAATGAAGATTATGATATTGATGAAGAAATATTTGGAAACATAGATTATAAAATGCAAATGCACGATGCCATTGCAACTGGAAAGATATGCGATTATATGGTTTATGTACCTACACTGAGTATTGAAAAAACATTTGGGCTAGATAAAATACAAGAAGAAGTAAATATTAGTGAATATGATAATGAATTAGTTAAGGAATTAGTTATTAAAGCACGTTTTATAATTCGAGGTATGATGAATAATGGTGGTCGTCGATGTATAATATATTTGCAAACAAAAGAAGAATGTAAGAAGATGAATACTATTCTAGCAGATGTTGGAAAAAAATATTTTGCAATAGATATTAATAGTAATTATATCATATCTGATTTAGATAAAGACGAACGAAAATTTGTATTGAAAGAATTTGTGGCTACTGGTGGTTATAATTTCCTATGTAGTGTTGATATTTTGAATGAATGCATTGATATTCCAGAATGCGATAGCATTTTTATAGCATATCCTAGCAAGAGTAAGATTAGAAATATTCAACGTGTTTGTAGAGCAAATCGTCTGGATAAGAAAAATATAGGTAAAGTAGCGGGAATATATGTATGGGCAGATGAATATAAAGATGATTTGGTAGATTTCCTAGGACATTTGAAAGAATATGATGGGGGATTTAGTTTCAATAAGGTTAGAAGATTAAATGTTGTTGGCAAAAGGGATGCTGTTATGCAAGTAAATGATAATGTGAATGAAAACAAGTCGTTGGAAGGATTAGTTGTTGGAGTTAAAGGCATTAATAGTTGGATGGAGAAGTTGGAAGAAGTAAAGAAATTTATTGATGATAATGGAAGAAGACCAAATAAGACAGATAATAAATATTTAAATAAGTGGTTATCACATCAAATTACTAATTTCAATAATCAAATATCATATATTAAACAAACGAAAATTTATAAATTATGGACTGACTTTGTTAGTGATGTCAGGTATAAAAAATATTTTGAAAATGATAAAATAACTATTTGGATAAATTATTTAGATTTATTACAAACCTACATAGATGTGAATAAAAAACGTCCAACACCAAAAACTAATAAAAAATTATATGCCTGGATGGCAAATCAATTAAATAATGATAAAAAACACATAAAACTACTAAAAAATCAACATATTAAAGAAAAATGGACAGACTTTATTAATAATGGAAAATATTTTAAATATTTTAATAAAGATAATTATAAAATATGGATTAATAGATTTAATGAACTAATTAACTATATTGATAAAAATAATACATTTCCAAAAACAAAAACAAATCTATCTATTTGGGTTAATACTCAAAAGAAAAATTATAAATATAAAACAAATATAATGAAAAACAATAAAGAAATATATGATAAATGGACTTCATTTATAAATAATGATAAATATAAATTATATTTTATGTCGAATAATGAATTATGGATTGAAAACTTTAATGAACTAAAAAAATTTATTGATACTAATAATTGCAGACCAAATTTAAAAAATAATCCAAAATTATATGGTTGGATGCAAACACAAACTAATAATTTTAGAAAAAACATACAAATTATGAAAACAGATTGTAATATACTAGCTTTATGGGTTAATTTCATAAATGAATCAAAATATTCAATATATTATATTGACGATGAGACAATATGGATTGAAAATTATAATGAACTAATAAAATTTATAAATAAATATGAAAAGAGACCACAACCTACTACTCATACAAAATTATATAATTGGACTAGAAGCCAGATATCTAATTTTAAAAATGAAAAATATTGTAAAATTTTTAATAAAAGATATAATTTATGGTTAAACTTAATACAAAAATATAAGATTTTATTTTGAATAAATTAGATTTTATAATTCATTATTTTCTTTTTTATTCTTGAAGTAATTGACTCTTGTTTTGCCAGAATTGAGGATTAGTTGATTTATGCATATAACCATATTTATAATTTGCACCACATCTACTTTGCATATCATAATTACGTATTATAAGGCGCGTATCGCTCCCAGAGCGGCGCCAAGCTGGATCAACAGCCTCTTGGACTATATGTTTCTCATTCTGGACATTGTATGATAAATGGTCAATAAGGGGCGTAAAATAGTTTGGAATTGTAATTCCACTCAAAGTATTACAACTTTTTTTTAAACCTGTTTGGTCTCCAAAAATTAATTCACTTTCCTCGTCCGGGCGTAAAAATCCACGTCCCATAAATGGAATAGTCTTATATGGTCGTTCTAATAGACCTTCACGTTGATTGCATTTCGGGAACTTTTTAGTTAAACCCCAACGTAGCTTACTTCCATCATCAACAACACAAGCCTGTTCCGTGCCGTATCCATTACGGCCTAGGGCGACTGCTACGTTGTCGGTACAATTTTTAACGGTTTGAGGCATCATACATTCGCACTCATCATACATATTGGTGATACCGTAATTACCTGGTCCGATACTTTGACGAGTTTGTATATCTACAAAACATTTGTCATCGTGGGACATTGCTTTATAATTGACATTAAAACGCTTGGAGCCATCAAAATTGACGCAATTGCGTTCTGCTTGAAGCATTTGATTACTTTTATCGAAGTTCAGTTCATTGGTGCTCATTCTAGATAACTATTATTTCTTAAAATAAATTCCAAAATAAATTCCAAAAATATTTCTTTTTATTATACTTACATTAGATAAATATTTTATTACTTGGAATTAAAACTATTACAGATATTATAGATATCAAAAAATATATAAAAAATATATAAAAATATAAGATTGGAAAAAATAATTTCTAGATTGTTAGAAAATATCTAGAATGACAAAAATAATTTAATTCATCTGCTAGAAATAAAAATCATAGAAAATTATTAATAAGGGAAAAAAAACAATAACTGAAAAAAATAAACAAAATTCACTAAAAATTGAATTTAATTTTACTATTAGTAGTAATATATTTGTCTTCTTTAGGTATTTCTAGCAATCACCAGCACGATACTAAATGGATCCTTTGTTTGAAAGCCTTGTTCACCGTTGTTGTAGTAATAATCGATATGGTTATGAAAATGAAGACGATGAAGATTTTAGTCCAACTAATATCCAGGACTTGAAAGAATTGATTAATGAAATCAAAACAAAAGCACTACCTATTCCAAATTCAAATGAAATATTAAATTATGTTAATAGTCATCCAAGATTTGCTGGTTGGAATAATAGAGTTCAAATTGGAACTCTTAACCTTTTATATCATTCAATGATAATTATTCGACAATCTTAATCAACAATCTTAATTTCTATTTTTCCTTTGTTATTTTTATTTTCTTATCTAAATTTAATAATATTTAATAATATTCATTATGAAAAAATCAATTAAAAATTCTATAATACTTGCTAAGAAGAAATTACTGAAAAATAAAAAAACCATCAGCAAACTAAGTAAAACAAGTAAAACAAGTAATAAAGCACCTTGTGAAGTTTGTAATCCAATTAAAATTAATTTACAATCTGGTTTATTTAAATTAAAAAGTGGTGATACAATGCTTCGCAATTATTTTCCCAAATCTAATAAAATCACAATCAAAATATATTCACCAGAATTAAATTCTATTTCTACTAAAAATAAAGTTCAACTAACTGGTTTGAAACCTAATAAAACAATATTCTATTTTGCAACTAATAGTAGAGATTTTTCATTATCCCAGATGAAATTTGCAGATGCTTATAATCATTTAGAAAACAGTGGAACTATAAAAACTGACAGTAAAGGTACTTGTAATGTTTCAATTCATTGTCCGCAAGTATATATTGCAGAAGACGAACAAGTTTATAGTCGCCATTTACATTTAGTTTATTGGAATGATAAAAAGCAAGATTGGGAAGAAAATATTTACACTCATCAAATATTTTGTAATGTTTCCAAGGAATTTGTTAAGAAATATATAAATAAGAAATCATCTAAAGTTAAAGTATTGATAATAGATGCATTACCAGAAGACTATTACAATAAAAAACATATTTCAAATGCAATTAATTTACCTGCAAACAATAATTGGACTTTGGAATCAGTAATGGCAAAATTGCCACCAGGAACCCATTCTACAACACCTATGATAATTTATTGTTATAATGCAGAATGCACCGCAGCAGAAAAACTTTACTACAAATTAAATAAATTAGGTTTCTATAATACAATGCATTACTTAGGAGGAATAAGTGATTGGGATGGTATGATAGATTAAATTATTTTGTATATAATAAAAATATTGTCTAAAATTAAATATATTGAATTAAATATATTGGATTAAATAAATGTTGTCTTTTTTTGAGATATCATTTTATTTCGCTTATTTCTTTTTAGCAGGTTCAAGTGCATTAACTGCTTTTGAAGTATTTAGTTATTTTCCAAAACAATATGAGGTATTAAAATATATTTTAGCAATTGAAACTACAGTTAATATTATTGCTAGTGTTGCATATAGTAAGTTAATAACATTAATAGATAAACCAAATTATGGTAATATAACTACTTTTAGATATTTAGATTGGTTTGCAACAACACCGTTATTGTTAATTTCATTTACATTATATTTACAATATCTTAAAAATACAAAAAATAAAGATGCCGATAAAGATGTAGATAAATATTCCAATAATAATCAAGCCAATAAATCTATAGTTAGTTTTAATTATGGTAAAATAGGTATAATTGTTTTGTTAAATTTTGTTATGTTAATATTTGGTTTTTTGGGTGAATCAAATAAATTAAATCATACAATTGCTTGTCTAATAGGTTTTATACCATTTATAATTATGTTTTATTTAATTTGGATATGGTATGGAGATTATATTAAAAATAAAGCAATATTTGGTATATTCATAATAGTCTGGTCATTATATGGTATAGTATATTTTTTACCAAATAATTCTAAAAATATTAGTTATAATATTCTAGATGTAATTGCAAAAGTAGGTTTTGGACTTTTAATATGGGCGGAAGTTGTAAGACTTCGATTTAATAATAAAATACCAAATAAAGACGATTTTACAAATATAGATTAAAATATTTTTTCATCTTTTTAGAATTATTTTTAGAATTATTTTTAAAATTATTTTTAGAATTATTTTTTATATATTTCTAGAATACTTTCTATCAAATTATTAAATAATTAATTACCAAGTTATAATAAATTATAATAAATTATAATGAGTTATAATAATAATATTTATTGTGAAAAATGTATAAATAAGCCTAATGCACATTCATTTAATTTAATAAGTATTTCTGCAAATAATAATGAATCATCTGAATTATCTGAATCATCTAATACGCCTTTTGTATTTTATACTAAGATAGCAAATGCTATAGATTATGATGATGTTGATGGTATTTTAGAGCATTATAGAAAATTATTACAATTAATAGATATAAATGAGTGGATATGGATATTTGATTGTGATGATTTAGAAATAAAGCATTGTTTTGAAATTACAACTTCGATAGGTATAAATAAAATTATTAAAGAAAATGGTAAAAATAAAAAAATATTTATAATAAATTCTAATGTGTTTTTAACTATAATTCTAGATGGTATTAAATTCTTTCTAGACAATCAAATAAGTAATAACATTGAAATATTTAATAAAACAGAATATAATTTATTTGTAAATCAATTACTAAAATTCAATATTGATGCAAATATACTTAACATTTAAAATTGTTTTAATTGTTTTATTGTTTTATTGTTTTATTGTTTCGTATAATATTTATTTTATATTTCGTTATTAACAATAAGTTTTAAATATCTAATCTACTATAATATTATCTAGGATGTCATATTTAAATATTCCAATCTGTAAATTTAATAATGAAGAATGTAATACATTATTTAAATCCATAACTGAAAAATTAAATATACAAAATCCTCAATTTTTTTATCCTATTTATAAAAAAGTAATAGATGATAAAAATATGTCATCTGATGAATTGCGTAGTATTGTATTTGATAGTAAATTTAAATGTAAGGAAATATTATCAAAGATTCTAGATTGTGATTCTGATGGCTTTGAAACTGAACCTGAAGATACAGAAGAAACAACATCACCAAGACTAGCTACACAACAAACACAACAACTTGACTTTACTTTTAAAGATGATATGCAGGATATGGAAGATACTATACAAGATACTATGCAAGATGAACAAAATAATAATTCAATAGAAAATATTCTAAATACAAATGAAGACTTTGATATTGAAAATATGATGCAATCTAACGAAGAAGACAAAGGCGAAGATGATAACGAAGAAGATGATAACGATGATGAAGAAATAAATGAGGCAATTAATAATACTTTTATGGCAAATGCACTAATTGAAAGAGTAAATAAGCAAACAGGTGAAAAAATAATTAAAGAGGAAAAAATACATATTAAAAAGTCAGCATTACTTGAACCATTAAAAATAATGAAAGATGAATTTGTTATACCTGCTAGGATACAAAATAAAAATCTAGAAAGTGTAAACCTACAAAATACAATGAATAAACTTAATTCATATAATAATAGTGGACACGTAGAATCATTATTCCTTTACTTAGGTAATAAATTAGTAGAATCAGGTAAATGTCCTTCTTTTCCATATTATTATGGTTGTATAAATGGTGAAGACCCTAATTATCATCATAATATTACAGATGAATATGAAAGTGTTTCTAGAACAAAATGGTTTAAAAATCGTGTTAAAAATGATTTTGATTTATTAATTATTGAAAATGATGAAGTAGATGAAATGCGAGAACAAATGGAAAATAATCTACGACGACCATTAAGTGTTTCTAGAAATAAAAAATTTTCTATAGATACTGAAAGCGAAGATAGCGAAGATGGCTCATTATCTGATGATATAGAAAAAGATTTACAAGACTCTATATCTAATGAAGAAAAATACCAAGACGCAGAAGAAGAAGATATTCTAGATAACCAAGAGGAAGAGGAAGACCAAGAGAATCTTAAAACAGAAACAGAGACAGACACAGTAACAGAAAGTAAAAAAGTTAAAAATATAATATCAATAGATGAAATTGACTCGACTCTAGATAACATTTTAAATGAAATACAAGATAAAAAAGCAATTGCAAATAATTCCAATTTTATTACAGAATTAAATGATGATGAAATAAATATTACACTTGATTATGAAGATGAAGATAAAGATGAATTACAAACCGGTGGAAATTTAGAAGATAATAATCAATTTGAAAATGAAACACATAATTTGAACAGAGAAGGTAAAAAAGATAAAGAAGATCAAGAAGAGGATGAAGAAGATGAGGATGATGATGAGTTCATTGAAGAATTGAGTGATTTTGACCCAGATAAATTATCGCTTTCAGAATTTGAAAATAATAGTAATAATTTATATTATGTTAAATGTGATAAAATGCCAGTAAATCTTTGTTTAATGGAAAAGTTAGACCAAACATTAGACGATTTACTAGATGATGGCTATAATATGTCAGATAATGAGTGGTTTTCGGTCTTCTTCCAAGTTGCTTTTGGATTAGCAATAGCCCAGAAGTATTTTAATTTTGTTCATAATGATTTACATTCTAGCAATGTTATGTTTAAAGAAACCCAACTCCGATATATTTATTTCCAAATCGACAATAACTATTACAAAATACCTACTTATGGTAAAATAACAAAGATAATTGATTTTGCACGTGGCACATTTAAATTAGGCGACCGCTGGATATTTTCAGACCAATTTAAGGAAGATGGTGATGCTTGGGGGCAATATGATTATCCAGTGGATGGCACACTTAAAAACTGCGAACATAAACCAAACCCATCATTTGATTTAGTTCGTCTAGGAACTACTGTTATTCAACGGTTAGAAGAACTTACTAATGTTCGGGAATTTGTAGAAAGTATCACTAAAGATGATTATGATAATTCTCTTTGCTATGATGAAGATACTTTTCAATTATATATTGATATTGCACATAATGCACATAATGCGGTTCCAATTGAAGTATTACGTCGTAATGAATTTGATCGATTTAAAATTGCAAAGGAAAAAGTGCCAAAAGGGGGATATGTATTTAAGTATTAGAGATATCTATTCACATAAATCTAGGAAGTTCCCGGCTCCAACTATCTAATGCCATTTTATCCAAAACAAATTTAGCATTCTTTGCGATTTCTTCATATTGAATAGGTGTTCTAGGAAGCCAATTATGCAAAGTGCAATAATAAAATGTAACGTGTTGAAATAAATTTTTTTCTAGAAGTTCATTTTTATTTACTGTTGCTGGATTGGTAGTAGATGTTGCAGGATTAGTAGATGTTGCAGGATTAGTAGTGTTGGTAGTGTTGGTAGTTTCTGTAGTTTCGGTAGTATTAGTTGTATTAGTTATAAAGTAGCCTTGTTTTTTCAATGTTTTTTGTAATTTAGCAAAACTATTTGCATTATCCATACCGAACATACTAAAAATACCATCCATTGAATGTATTGGGTTTTTCTCTATTTTTTCTATTTTAAATTCTAAATTACGTGGTAGTGTATATTCACTTAAATCACTAAGTGGTTCCTGTGCCATTATAAATTTTGAAAAGTCATTGGAATACATTTTACTATTAGGCATATATATAAATGGAATATCTTTCATATTCATAAAAATAAATACACTACCGTCTCTAGAAAATCTTTCAGCAATATTTCTATCTATAGTGGTAGATATGAAATTCTTAAATAAATAAGTATCACCTACTTTTAACTTTTTAATAGCAGGATTAATACCCATACCTCGAAATAATATTTCTTTTCCAGTCATTCTAGGACAATCTTTTCTATCATAAATCTTATCTAAACGATTTAATAAAGTTATTCGTGCCTTATAACTAGTTTCAATATATTTAGGTAATTCCTTAATATCCAATGATTTATTAAATGGTAATAAATCTGTTCCATTAGGAAAAATATCAAGTCTCAAACGTTGTTCTTGAAATAGATGAAAAGGAAATAATAATTCTCTTTTTTCCGTTTTATCCTTACTATTCTTACTATCTTCATTATATTCAGCTAATAGTTTTGATTGAAACATTGAACCAGCACCTTTATAATATTTCACTGCCATTATTTCATTTGCACTAAGTTTGCTATAAAATTTATTGAATTGTGGTAATATATCCAAGATACGACCTACCCTTTCCACGTCAAATTTACGTTGGCTTCGACGAGTTATTCTTGCTTTGAGTGATTTGAAAGATTTAAATGATTTTGTGTTGGATGTGGATTTATGGATGGTGGATTTTGATTTTGATTTTGATTTTGATTTTGATTTTGATTTTGATTGTTTAATTTGTGCTGGTGTAGATTGATTTGTTTTAGATTGAATTTCATTAGAAGACATTATTATTTTATTCTAGCAGGATAAATTATTACAACAAATTATTACATATTGGATAGATATTTTTTGGATAGATATTTAAATAGTAAAATTATATATTTAAAAAATCATTATAAATAATAGTATATCCCAGAAATATATTTATAAAAGTGAAATAATAATTCATTAATTCATTAATTCATCAAAATGACAGTAGGGGCATTAATTCAATTAGAATATGGTAATACTGACCGTATGGCATTTCTTACTCTTAATCCACAAATTACCCATTTCAAATCAGTTTACAAAAAATATACAAATTTCTCAACACAATTTATTACTAATTTGCCTATCAATACACTTCCCTTATCATTTGACAAAGATACTACAGTAAAATTTGAAATACCTCGTGATGGTGATGCTATTCGAGATATTTACCTGACTCTAGAATTACCTGATATTTACAGTGATAGTAATTATCAATTCCAATGGATAAAACGGATTGGAGAATATATTGTTCGTGATGTATCTTTACAAATAGATACTAATCAAACCGTAGATAAACAATATGGTGAATGGTTTCATGCTTATAGTGAACTTAATTACGAACAAGGTAAAAAAGAAGGTTATTATAGAATGATTGGTAATATACCTGAATTATATGACCCTGCAAATGCCCCTGGAAATAATGGAATTTATCCCAACACAGGATTTACACCATCTATTATAAATCGCAAAATATATTTACCATTGGTTTTTTGGTTTAATAAATTTGCTTCAATGAGTTTCCCATTAATTGCTATTCAGAAAACTATTATGTATATAACATTTAATTTTAGACGCTTACAAGAATTATATACAGTAATAGATTATGTGGGTGATGGCGGAACTGGAACTCGTGTAAAGCCTAGTAAATCAAATCATTATATTGGTAATTTCTTAAATCCTATTATCACAGACAAAAAAGATTTAGATGTTAATCCGCGATTGGAAATTAATAATGTCTTTCTAGATACGGAAGAACGGAAACGTTTTGCAATGTCAACCCACGATTATCTTATAACACAAGTTCAATTAGTTAAACAAAGTTATAATATTAGTATGTCCGTACCAGTAATTTTAACTAATATTAATAAACCTGTTACACAATTAGTATTTATGATAAGAAGAAGTGATATGGAAGATGTAAATGAATGGTCTAATTATACTAATTGGAATGTTCCAAATATACCTCCTTATTCTAGCGGATATATAAATCCTTATGGACCAGTATTAAATATTAATTCTAGTAATATTGTTTATTATAAGAATAAAAATTTATTAAAATCCGCAGTATTAAGATTAATGGGTAATGAAATAACTATGGGCGATGTTAAAAATAATGATTATCCTTCTAATGCAAGATTGAACGGCAAGGATTTCTTATTTTATAATTTAATGGAAAATTTCAATTCCAACCATAATATACCTGAAGAAGGTATATATACATATTCATTTTCATTAGATAATGCTAGTCTACAACCTACCGGTGCCGTTAATATGTCATCCATTAATAATAAAGATATATTACTCAATTTAACACCTATTAATCAGAATGAAACTATGAATAATAGCACAACTAACCCCGGAAATACATATACTTATAACTATATCGTTCACGTATTTGCTGTTAATTATGATATATTAAAAATAATGGGTGGAATGGTGGGCACAATGACAGCTAACTAGTTGGGGGTCTAAGCCCCCAATACCCCCTTATTGGCTTGCAGCCAAACCGCTTAACTCACGCAAGCGTGAGTATTATTTTATTATTTTATTGTTTTAGTATATTGTTATCTAGCAATCATTATTTTATGTCTTCCAGATAAATATTTATTTATGGTTTTAGTATATTGTTTTATTGTTTTATTATTTAATTATTTTAGTATATTGTTATCTAGCAATCATTATTTTATGTCTTCCGGATAATTGTTTTATTATTTTATTGTTTTAGTATATTGTTTTATTGTTTAATTATTTTAGTATATTATTTTAGAAGATTATACTAGAAGATTATACTAGAAGATTATACTAGAAGATTATACTAGAAGATTATACTAGAAGATTATACTAGAAGATTATACTAGAAGATTATACTAGAAGATTATACTAGAAGATTA